TTAAAGCCACAATCCCGCCCTTTGTTGCTGCATATGCCTCCGTGTGTGGTTCAGACATTTCAGCACGTGTAGAGGCAATCGAGACATAGAACCGCCTTTTTCATTGTAGCGCATAATTTTTGCGGCCTCTTTCCAACAGAAAAAGACACTCGTCAAATTCGTTTGAATCACCTGATTCCAAACCTCCATTGGTACATCATAGGGAGAAATGTGTTGAAACTTGGCTGCATTATTAATGAGAATATGCACGGTACCAAAACGCTCTACCGTTTTCTGCATTAAAGCAACGATGTCCTGGTCTTTCGTAATATCCGTTTGCACAAACAAAGCGGGATAGCCAAGTGCATGTAACCCTTTTTCGAATTCATGGACTAGCCCATAGTTGATATCGGCAACAACAACACTGGCTACCACTTTTAGCATACGCAAGCGCTATGCCTCTTCCTCTACCCTGCGCACCGCCAGTAATAACGGCAACTAAATTTTGAAACATGTCCATTCCTCCATTTTTTCTTTTAGTCATTTTAGCAAAAGTATAATGTAATATCGGATAATGACCCTAAACATATGGAATAATGTGAGAAAGAAATTCATATAATGAATAGGTAAACAGGCGAAGCGAGGTAATCCTTCCCTTCATAGTAAAATTCATGTTGACATTATGTTATAAAGCACATATAATAAATATTGTCTTTCAAATAGATTTGTTCTATAGGGAAGTAACCATGTCTCAGTAGCTCAGCAGGATAGAGCAACGGCCTTCTAAGCCGTCGGTCGGGGGTTCGAATCCCTCCTGGGACGTCAATTGCAAGTCGAAGGTTGATATTCAACCAAAAAGAAAAACGCTTGAAACCTTATGAATACAGGGTTTTATGCGTTTTTCGCTTTATATAAAGAATATCGAGAATCACATTGAATAACATATAAAATTAGAATTAGGTAAACAAAATGTAAACAAGGTGAACAAAAAAATTAAGATGAATAAATGTTGATTGCAATTTCTTCATCTCGTTCTTCCATTTCTTTTAATACGTGTGCGTAGTGGTCGAGTGTTGTTTGAATATCTGAATGTCCTAAACGTTTTGAAACAGAATGAATATTAGCGCCTTTATAAATCAAAACACTCGCATGAGTATGACGTAAACCGTGAATAGAGATATGTTCGATCTCTAACGCATCCAGTGTTTTTCGTAATAATTTATTAGCACCTTCATTAGTTACTGTTTTAATGACTGATTGTCTATAGAAAACCAAATCATTTTCATTGTTAGGTAAAGCTAAAATTAGTTTTTTAAATTCATTCATAACTTTCTTATCGATAGAAATCTTTCGTTCAGATTGTTCATTCTTTAATGGGCCGAATCCTGTACCTCTTTTATAATCCCATGCCCTGTATACTTTTAGTTCATTCTTTTTAAAATCAAAGCTATCTGTTGTTAGTCCAGTTAACTCCCCAAATCGTAGTCCTGATACAAGTCCTAATAAAATTAAGTGATACGTACTTGTGGAAGGTGACAAACGGCTGAATAATTCATTGTATAATTTAACACTATCTTGATAATTCAAGTGTTTATCTTCACTTTTTTTAGCGCTATTTGTAGCGTTTAATTCAACTTTACGAGTAAAGTCAATAGTTATATACCCTTCATCTATTGCATCTCTTACACACGCTCTTACATGCGTATTTAGTTTCCGTACAGTCTCTTTTGATTTTCCTTTACCGTATTCATTTAAAAATAATTGATAATCTGGTCGAGTTATTTTTTGAATAGGCTTGTCTTTGAAATATTCTTTAACACGTTCATATGAATTTGAATAACGGTCATAAGTGTTGATGTGTTTGTTGGATTTATACAATTCAATCCATTGGTTAAAGTATTCAGCGAACGACTTTTCTTTTACAATAACTTGATTGCCTTTTTTTAATGACAATTCTATTTCTGCAGCAGCTATTTGGGCTTCTTTTTTAGTTGCAAAACCACCTTTTGAAATAGGTTTTCTTTTGCCATCCACGTAGTGATTAATCATATACTGCCATGTGCTACCACGTTTTGTGATACTAGCCAAATAAATTCTCCTTTCTTTTGTAAAAGAAAAGAGCAAGCAAAATAGCCTGCCCTCTATGTATTTAGAATGGTAAATCATCCTCTGAAACTTCTAAGGGAGCGTTAGAATTATAATTCCATTCATTTAAAAAATTTTTCATATAAAAGGTAGATTTTGCTCCGCATTTATAACAATATCTAGCATTCCCAGGTAGTAATATTCCACATGATTCTCCATTGTAATTACCATCATCATTTGAACAATCATTAACAATATAATAACCGCAAATTTTACAGAAATCCCCTTCGTATTCCATTTCTTCATTTTGGCAATTTGGACAAACCCTTGCTCTACTTTTATGATCAACTTCAATAGCAGGATACTTCATAGTAAAATCATCTCCATATTTAAAAGGTGTTTTAGTTAAAGCTTTTCTACCACAACAAGGGCAATGAGATGGAGCTTCTAAAATAAAATTACATCGACATTCTTTACAAAAAAATCGATTGTTAATAGAAAATAAAAAGGATTCAAATCCCATCTTTTTTGCTAAATCCCTCGAATAGCCTCTACCGAACTCTTGTATACCTTGTTTTATAAATTTAAAAATATTCCATGAAGCTTCAAAACTAATGTTACATACATGTTGTATTAACGATGGGTTTACATCTTTAATGTGGAAAATAACGTAAGGTGGAGCAATTAAATTTCTAGCAAAACAATTAGCTTCTTTTTCAAATGCATCATAGTTTACATCTAGATTTCCATTTCTTTGCATTATATTATGACCATAGTTTTCGTGATGTTTTAATGCATAATGTCCTAATTCGTGTGCAAGAGTCCACCGTTTTCTACCTTCATTTTCAATAGTATCATTGTAATAAATGCGATACTTTCCATTTACCTCGTTGTAAACACAACAACCGTCTTCACTTCCTAAATCATCACATACTTTTTCAATAGACAATCCCATTTTTTTTGAATACCAAGAATAAGTTTTAATTTCAAGATCATCAAAAATAGTTTTAAACTTAATTAATTTTATGGGTAATTCTTTTTTTTCTAAATAATTTAAGAACTCGATAGCTTTCGCTTCAGCGAGATTGTAGTTAGGTCTATATATCTTCATCCTCGTCATCGTCTTCATCATCAAAAGCCTCCACAAATGACAACTTTAAAATTTTCATAGCTCTTTCCCAATCATCATCACTCATTTTTGTTTTTGCTCGTTGAATTACTTTTAATTCTTCAGAATCAACCTTATCGTTGAAGGATTCACTTAATCCGAGGAGATAGTCTGTAGAAACTCCAAAAATATCAGACATAGCAACAATTATATTTCCAGGTGGAATTATTCTTCCTGCCTCGTAATTAGCTATATTTGTACGTTTCATCCCTAATAAATTAGCTAGTTCTTCTTGAGAATAGCCACTATTTTTACGACAAATCTTTATTCTTTCGGCAACTAATAAATTGTCGAACTTAGTCATTTTTTAATCCTCCAGGAAAAATTTTTATAAAAATGACGTTTTTTCAGTTGACGTGTTTATTGGTGACGTGATAGTATGAGGGTGTCAATTAAAAGCACAAAACGAAAGAGGTGAGAAATATGCCTAACAATCTTCGTAGAGAGCGATTTAGATACTATCGTCAAATAAACAACGTCTCTCAACGGCAACTTTCAATTGATTTGAATGTGAGTGATAGTCACATTCGAAACATCGAAAGTGGAAGAGGTAACCCAGACGTCAAATTGTTATTTAAATTAGCTAAATACTTAAATACATCTCCAGAAGAGTTGTTTCCGGATTTAGCTAATGTAGATTCAGCTAGCAACAATTAATGCTTACGTCATTATTATAAACCGTCATTTAAAATAACGCAATGAAAAATAACGAAAAAAGAGGTGGATTTTTCCAATGCAATTTCAAATCATTAAAAGTGAAATGTTTAACAGTGTATCTTGTGATTTCTATCAGAATGATAATGGTGATGTGTTTATGACAATCGACCAACTTGCACAAGCCTTAGAATACTCTGATAAAAATGGTATTGAGCAAATAATTTCACGAAATGGATATTTAAAAGATGTTGAATTTTCAACTACCCACAAGTTGTCAGTGGTTGAAGGAAAGCGCCAAGTAAGACGTGATCGCAGGATTTTTTCAGAAGATGGTATATATGAAGTCACAATGCTTTCACATCAACCTAAAGCAAAATTATTCCGAGCGTTTGTCCGTAAAACTTTGAAAGCATTACGTAAGGGTGAGGCGGTGTTTATTCAACCTCAATCAGAAGATGCCAAGTTGGAAATCCAACGTATGCGTGCTGAGGCTATGTTGAATAACAGTCGTACACGCCAAGCTAAATTGATTTTGGACATGCAGCAGAATAAAACGTTATCTCCGGTCGCTGTAGAGCTATTACAGATAAATGCGTTGGAAGTTTTAGGTGACAATGCGATAGAGCATCGACCAGAAGTTGAAAAATCATATACAGCTACGGAATTAGGTGGGATGTTCGGTGTTTCTGCTCAAAAAATTGGGAAACTAGCTAATGCTCATAACCTTAAAACAGACGAATACGGCTACTTCGCTTTAGATAAAGCAAGATACAGCAATAAACAAGTTGAGTCATTCCGTTACTTTGAAAGTGGTAAAGAGAAGATTCAAGAATTGCTAGGAGTGAGTTAAATGCAACAACTTCAAGTTAATTTGACTGTTCCTGTACCAGATGATTATGTGCTTATCAACCGAATTGAATACGAAGAGTTACAAACTCATTTTCTGAGTGGTGTCTATTGGACAATGGTTGATTTAGAAAATCGTATTGGAAAAAAGCAAGTATGGATTAAAGAAAATATATTGTATCTACAAAAGTTTAAAAAGCAATTAGACGTTTCGCAAGGTGGATTTGTTTATTATCCAAAAGCAAAAGGTGAGAAATGGAGCTTCTTAGCTTCTAAGATGTCACAGTTTTTGGAAGATAACTTCTACACAATCTTTAAAGGGTAGGTGAACTAAATGAAAATCAAAGTAGCAGAGTGGTTGGCACTACCGGTTGAGCAACGATTAGCTTTGATTAGTAACGCGATTAATAAAGCTGTAGCATCACGTCAAAGTAAATCTATCAAACTATGAAGGGAGATGAAGAGTGTGGAGGACAATAAAAAAACCTCACAAGTTGCTGGAACAACAAGTGAGGGTGCAAAAATTCGAGCAAACATAAATACGAAATTCGTAATATGTGCTGACGAAGATTTTAAAAAAATTCTCGCCGAGTTTTTAGATGTTATTCAACAAGAATCACGAATGCAGGTTGAAGAATTAAATGTTGAGATTGAAATGAGCAAAAATTATTATGTTGACCGTAACAACATTCCGTGTTAAAACTCTGATTTTTTAATAGCATGTAACGCTTGGATAACTTCATTTTCAAATGCGTTTAGGTTCTTTTTTGAAACCCCTAGTCTGGAGTGGTTCTGATAACGCGCAGTGTTTAGTTCGAAAGTTTCGGCATACTTCCCAATATTGTCTGAATAACTAACGGTTAAGATAAAAGGTTCGTTTATTTTGAGGGACGGCATATCTTTAAACTCTATGACAGTAGTAAAACTTTGTCCTGGGGCGATGTATCGATTCGATAAATCATCTATAAAGCCGTTCAGAAGGTTATCCGCAAAAGGTTTATTACAGTTGACCTTTTGTATGAAAGCCCCGGAAGCACCGTAGTTTTTAACTACTAGATATTTTACGTAATAACCAATATCAATAGTTTCTAAATAAACAACAACATACGGACGATTAGCTTGTATCACTGACTGACGAGTTGCATTTAGGGCAGCTAATGCAATCAGAACTGAAATAGTTGAAACAGAGATTGTAGCAATACTTGAAATTAGTGTTATTTGTTCTGACGTTTCAAGGGATGTAAACCAACTCATCAAATGTCACCATCCTTTCTACCAATATTGTAACAGAAAGGAAATATAAGGAGGAATATTAATGAAAGCACGGTTAAATATTTTAGGTCGAAAACACAACATTGTTTCTGTGGAAGTCGAAGATGCTGTAACAGGTGAGAGAAAACATATTTATGATAGCGAATTTTATTCGTATATGCCTGAAGAGCAAAAGGTCAATTTGGCTGAATGCATTGAATCGCCATTAATCGCAGAAGAACGGACCAAGCTTATTCAGCATTTAGATGATATGCAGCAAGAGGAACATAACAAATTGGTTGATATATTGACTGAAATGGGTGAACTCGAAGAAGAGTTACCGTTCGATTATCTTGGCAAAAAATTGATAGCTGGGCAAAGAGAGTACAAGCTTGCACAACAACGAGTATTTGGCATTATCGATGCAGTTGAGGAAGTCAAAGCATTCACGGAGGGCTATTACTTAAATGTCGATGATGAAGCCGATGAAGCGAAAAGCAGTCATTGAACAGTTGAATAAATTCGGTGTTCGTGAAATTAAAGGACTGCCACTGGATGAAGTGTTGTATTCCACATTGTTGAAAACACTGGCGCTAAAACGTGCAGCTCAATCATGAAGGGAGGTGATACATTGCGTACTGGCTACACACACGCAGAATACGATCGTGAATCAGATTATTGGCAAGACATCGAAGACGCACAACGGGCTCAAATTGAGGCACAAAAAAACTTGTCAAAGGCTGCAACCAATGACAAGCGAAATCAAACTACAAACACTGGTATTTTACCACAGGAGGATGCGAAATGACAAAGTTTAATGTTGGAGATAAGGTTGTTCCGATTAATAAAACTGTAGAAGGTTACGACAATTTAAGGGACTCAAAAAATTGGAACAAGGCTCAAAAGGTAAATCAACCATTTTTATATGTTCAATATTTCGATGATAGTGTAAATGCTTATGTATGTAATGTAAATGAAGGACCATGCGAAGGTTGTTACTTTAATGAATCCGATTTAATACCATATAAAAAAGTGACTAAAAACCAACGTATCACAGCATTAGAAAATGAATTATCTGAAACGAAAAACGAAGTAGCTGAATTAAAGCTAATTATTCATGAATTACGTGAACGTCCACAGTTAACGACTGTTATCAATAATGCACCGCAGGAGCCTTCCACAACTAATACTGTGGAGGACATCATCAAATTTGAAGGTAAGCAATATTGCAAGGTTGATCGTGAAGCAAAATCTGGCGACGTTGTGATCTTCCATAAGAACAACACTAGATTCTTTACGAATGGCGAACCTTACAAGGTAGCAGCTAATGGATGCCCTTTTGATAACGAAAAGGAAGCTGTTTTGCCCTTATATAGTACTGTGTATGGTCGTACACCTGAAACGGTTGATGTTTATGAAATAGTCAAAATTGAACCACTAACACCAAATCAACAACGTGCTCGTATTATTGAGGATGCGAAGAAGTTTATTGAAGATCTTACAGCTAATAAAAGTACAGACGGATACATGCTCCACGACAATTTACAACTTATTCCGTATTTCACTACTAGTTTAGAAGAACGAACGGTAACTGTTGTCATTAAAGGCGCTTTCTCAAAGGCTATTAAGTATCGCGGCATCGCCAAATGCAATTCAAATGACGTATTCAACGAACACATTGGAAAATCTATCGCACTAGGACGAGCGCTTGGTCTTGATGTAAGTGAGTTTGAACAGGCGGTGCAGCCTAGTGAGGTTGTAAAAGGTCACAAGGTGCAGTGGAAAACCACAGATAGCATTTATGACATCGTAGAAGTTACTGATAAAGAATGCACATTTAATTCCTACCTTCTAAATGAAGTTATCGGGCCGTTTACTTATCCGGAAATTGAAACAGAATGCTTCATCATCAACGACACTAACGCTATTTATGAGGTGATTTAATGAGACGTTATCTAATTGCTTATAAAACTTGGGATGATTGCGAATGTGAAGAAGTTGAAAGAGTAAATGTTATTGACAATGAACGTGATGCAATCGATATTGTCGCAAAAATTATTTCCGATAACAACGATGAATTAATTTCTATTACTGATTTCAATTTATATTCACAACAAGCCAAAAAACTAGAAATTCAACTAAATAAGAATATGAAACTGGAAATAAAAGAGGTGGGTCAATAATGGCTACCCTTTATGAATTACGTGGGTCGTATGCTCAAATCCAACAGATGATTGAAGAAGGGGCAGAGGGGTTAGAAGAAATCCTAAAAACTGTGGAGGGCGCAATTGAGGAAAAGCTTGAATCCTATGTAATGGTCATGAAGAACTTTGAAGCTGAAGCTACTATTTGCGCTACTGAAGAAAAACGTTTTAAGGAACGTAAGAATACAGCGTTGAATGGTGTAAAACGTATGAAACAAGCAATTGTTGACACTATGAATGAAAGCAAACGTGACGAAGTTAAAACAGAAAAATTTAAGATTAATTTCCGCAACAATGCACCATCCGTCCACATTGAGGATGAATCACTTATCCCTGATGAATTTATAAAAATAGAGCGCACAATCAGTAAAGCTGAATTGGCTGCACGATTAAAAGAAGCAGAAATACCAGGTGCCAAGTTAGTTGCTAGTAAATCATTACAGGTTCGATAGGAGGAAATATAAATGGCAATAGAACAACTAAATCAAAAAGAACAACATATCGCTTACACTCGAAAGGAAGCAGAAGAAATCGTTGAAAAAGCAAAAGAAAATATTGCTTTAACAATGAATAAAATTAGTGAGAAATATAACAAACATGGTCAATACTTCTTAATCGATTTAACGTTTACATTCAACACTCCAAAAGAAGTGATGGAAAGTAATCCACGAAAAGACGATGCACCAGATGGTCAAATGGACATGGATGATATGCATGAAGGTGTACCATATACAATCAATCCAGATGGTAGTGTAACAGTGGAAAATACTGATGAAGAATTACCAGATTTCGAAGATCCATTTGCAAATGTAGAAGTGAAAAAAGAAGTTCCTGATGAAAATGTGCCATTTTAATAGAAAAGGAGTGTGGAAGGCATGCAAGTTGCTGATGCAAGACGTGAAAAACAGAAAGCCTTAATTGGTTTAGTTGGTCCGTCAGGTAGTGGTAAATCATTATCGGCTTTGCTTCTAGCCTATGGGATTGTAAAAGAAGCACATCCTGATTTACCTGAAGAAGAATTGTGGAAGAAGATTGGTGCTGCAGATACGGAGCACAAACGTTTACTCAACTATGTTGGACAAACACATGGAAATATCACAATTGGTGCATTCAAGTACATTAATTTTGAACCACCATTTAATACGGATCGATACAACATGGCTATCAATTTATTAATGCAACAAGGCGTAGAAGTCATAATTGTGGATAGCCTTTCGCACCAATGGCAAGGTGAAGGCGGGGTTGTTGAAACTCATGGAGGTATGCAAGGTAACTCATTTCAAAACTGGGGTAAGCTTGCTCCTGAATCTAGCAAGTTAGTAAAAGGTTTAACTACAGCTGCCGTCCACATGATTACTACATTGCGAGTTAAAAGTGATTATGTAATTGAGTTAGTAGATGGCAAAAATGTTCCTAAAAAGGTTGGTATGAAGCCAGTCCAAAAAGATGATATGGAATATGAGTTTGACACAGTATTCTCTATCGGTATGGATCACATGGCCAGAGTAAGTAAGGACATCACAAATTTATTTGAAGGTGATGAATTTATAATCACCCCTGAAATTGGTTCAAAGCTTTATCGTTACCTTGAATTAGGTATCGATGTGCAAGCAGAGGAACGAGCTAGACGTGAAGAGGAAGAAGCGAATCGTTTGAGCAATGTAGCTAAAATTCGCGAGTTGTCTTCCACAGATGAGAGCGTAGCGAAAATTGTTTCAGATTGCGAATTCAAAGCAAATCTACAACTAGAAAAAATGACCGTAGCTATGGTCGATAAAATCATTAGTTTAATTGGAGGAAAATTAAATGTTCAAAATTAATCATGAAGAAGCTGGCACTGGATTTGAATTAATCGCGAAAGGAGATTACGAGGTAACTGTAATCAATTATGAAACCAAAAATGAACCTGGTAAAAATCCGCGAATTACAGTAGATTATGAAATCCGTTCTGATGTACCGCAACCGCATCAAGGTCAAAAAATTTTATACGACGGATTCACAATCACAGAGAAAGCTATGTGGCGTTTACAAGCAATTTCGAAGGCTGCTAAATTCCCTAATGGTCTGTCATTCAATTCATATAAAGAATGGGCAGATACATTATTGAATAAAAATCTTGTTATCACTGTTGGGCACCGCGAGTACAACGGCAATACGTACCCGGAGGTAAAGGGATTCAAAGAATCTCAAGTTGCTCCACCAGTGCAACAAGGTGGACCAATTACCGTATCGGATGATCAAGTTCCATTCTAAATAAAACTTAATAGAGAGGTCTGTTTTAGGCGGACTTCTCTTTTTTATACCCAAATTTAGCAGAGAAGGTGGTAAAAATGGATGAAAAATCATCATGGAATTCAATCGGTGATGAGTTGGTGAAATGTCCTGTAGATGGTTGTGATCACATCGGTCACATCATTACAAAGGTTCATTGCCGTATGGCGCACAACATGACGCGTGGTGAAGTTAGAAAAAAATACGGTATGCCAACGAGATTAATCACTAAAAGTTTACGTCAAGTGAAAATGGAGGGTGCACGAAATGACTGAAACCGAATCGAAATTACGTAATCAAAACGGTCGTTTAAAAGCGACAATTAAGAAGAAAAATCACGTAATCCGAACTATAGACCATCACAAATATGTAATGCAGAACGAAATCAATGCATTGCGAGCAGCTATGAAATGCCGTGATAAAGAGATAGAAATGTTAGTAGATGTAATGAAGTTTTACGGGATTCAATCGGAATTAATGGATTTTAGCAAACGTGTTGATTTAGCGCGTAAAGCATTACGAAAGCAATAACAAAGTCGGAGGGCAATCATGAAAGAACATTACGATTTTAATAGTATCCCGTCAGAGCTTAAAGCCCTTCCTCAGTGGATATTGTGGCGCAAGGAAGAACGTGATGGTAAACCAACAAAAGTACCATATCAAGTTGATGGTGAAATGGCGCAGGCAAATAATCGACGGACATGGTCCACGTTTGCAACAGCAGTCAAATTCTATCTAGAAGGTGACTATGACGGCATCGGATTTGTATTTAGTAGGCAGGACAATTATATAGGGATAGACATTGATAAATGTGTTGCAGATGGCAAACCCAACACTTTTGCAACGGAGATCATCGACACCTTAGACAGCTACACAGAGTTTTCACCGAGTGGCAAAGGGCTTCACATCATCATCAAGGGGAATCTTCCTCAATCTGTTTTAGGTACTGGACGTAAGAATTCCAAGAATGGACTTGAAATTTATTCATATGGTCGGTTTTTTACCTTCACTGGCAATCGTGAAAATTCGAATGAAATCTATGAGCGTACAGATGAGCTTGCAGAGATATTCGAAAAATATTTTGACGACAGCGATGTACAAGGTCGTGTGAACCTAGCGGAGTTTGAAAAAGACGAAATCAAGCTATCTAATGAAGCACTTTGGGAGAGAATGTTTCGTAGTAAATCTGGCGATGAAATACGGTCTCTATATAACGGAAATTTAACGAATGATGACCATTCATCTAGTGATTTAGCATTATGTAATCATTTGGCTTTCTGGACAGGGAAAAGTGCTTCAAGAATGGATTCGATGTTTAGAGAAACAGCCTTGATGCGTGATAAATGGGACAGAATCCATTTTAGCGATACTGGTGAAACATACGGAGAACGTACCATTGTGGAGGCTATTACTTCTACTACAACAACTGTGTTGGACCACAAACACGAAGAAGAATATGCGGAGTTCGATGTGTCATTCACAGTTGATACAGTGGCAGATGATGTAGAAGAAAAACCGAAAAAGAAATTCCGTCTTAATGAACTAGGTAATGCCGAGCGTATCGCATATGAGTACGGACATGCCATTCGTTTTGTTGGCGAAATTGGTTGGATGTTGTGGGACGGCAAACGATGGAAATACGATAACAAATTACAAATTGAACGTATAGCAAATAAAGTTTTACGTGATTTAGAAAAATCAGAGGACGATATGGAGAAATCGTGGGCGCGCAAATGTGGTAAACGAAATATTCGAATGAACAGTATTAAGGACTTAATGCCATTAGTGCCAGCTGAACGTGAAGAATTTGATCGACATAAATATTTATTTAATTGCTCGAATGGAATTTTAAATTTACGAACAGGAAAAATGCAGCAGCATGATCGTGAGCTCCGTTTATCAAAATTAGCGAATGTCGAATTTGATGAAAAGGCACAATGCCCAACATGGTTAAGTTTTTTACAGCAAATTTTCAAAGGCGACAACGAGCTCATCGATTATATGCAACGTTTAATCGGTTATAGCATGACAGGAGATATAAGCGAGCAAGGTATGTATTTCCTTGTTGGCGGTGGGTCCAATGGTAAATCAACATTTATCAATATCATCAAAGCAATGATGGGTGATTATGGTTTGCAAACAAAATCGGACACATTTATCAAAAAGAAAAACGATGGAGCAAATAACGATATTGCACGTTTAGTTGGGAGTCGATTCGTTTCAGCGGTAGAGAGTGAAGAAGGGGAAAAATTGCAGGAATCACTTGTTAAAACAATTACAGGTGGTGAGCCAATATTGGCCCGATTCCTACGACAGGAATTTTTCGAGTTCCTTCCTGAATTTAAAGTTTTCTTTACCACGAATCACAAACCGATTATTGGTGGTGTAGATGAAGGTATTTGGCGAAGGGTAAAAATCATTCCATTTACTTTGAATTTAAAACCACATGAACGAGATAAAAAACTTGAGGAAAAATTATCGCTTGAAATGTCAGGAATATTGAATTGGGCCATGGAAGGTTGCATGAAGTGGCAGCAGTCAGGATTAAAGGAACCTAAAGTGGTAGTGGATGCAACAGGGAATTACAAAGAGGAAATGGATATTTTAGCACCATTTCTTAGTGAAATTTGTTATACAGATGAACCAGGAAATGAAGCGATTCGAATTGAAGCACAAGAATTGTACAAGGTTTATGACAATTGGTGCTATAGGTCAGGAGAGCGTCAAATTGGAAATCGGTCATTTTATCGAATGTTAGAAACAAAAGGTTTTGGAAAAACGAAAGGAACTGGAAATAAAACTTTTTTGACAGGAATTACCTTAAATGAACGAAAACCAGTTACTAAAGGGGTTACTGAAAATGAGGAAACAGGTGGTTTTAAGCTCATTTAATAACCATTCTACTAGTTCAATAACTTTCAATAACTTTTTAGAAAATCAGTCATACCAAGGGTTTAAGAGTTGTTTTTAACTACTTTAGTTATTTTAGTTATTTGTTTTTAGGTTAATTAAAAAAATAAAAAAATATATAAAGATATATATAGAGCGGTAATACCCAAAACGGATAACGAAATTAACTATTTTCCTTCAAACCCTTGTGGCTGTAAGGGTGAAGTGAGTTATTGTTTAATAACTTTCGTTAACTATCAGCTTTTTTCAACAACCTTTGATAACGAGGTGATAAATTGCAAGTTTTAAAAATAATAAGTGACATTTGGAAAAGTGGCGCTGAAATATATCGTGATGAATCGGATGGTAGATTGGCATTAAAAAATGCGAAGTTGGTGCCAGAAGAAATATTGAAAACTGCTGAGCCGATTTTTAATCAAATAGAGGATTGGTTCAAATCATGGGAAGGTGCTAATGGCATTGACCAAACAATCCAAAAGATGATCCATCAAGCCTGTGGATGGCAACACAATTCGAAACTGAACGAATGGATATGCGCGGACGTTGATGCATTGACGATGTTCATGGAGTGGCAGGAAACATTAGCTAAGAACGGATGGAACGATATTTACGAAGACTATCGACAATTTGAAAATGATGAATCAAATTTGATGAAACAAAAACTATATGAACGGGCTATTATTTACGCCAATCAAAATAAGTGATTTACAGCCGTTTTAAGACGTTTTAGAAGAAGGATGATAAATATATCCAACTTTTAATTAGAACGTGTGTACGGTGCTGATTTTGGGCAAAAATGAGGAGGTTAAGAGAATGAAGGCAATAACAATTAAACAACCATGGGCAACATTGATTGCATTAGGAGAAAAACAATTCGAAACACGTTCATGGCAAACGAAACATCGTGGTCCAATTGCCATTCATGCAGGTAAGTCGACTGATAAGGATGCTTGTAATGATTCTTGGATTAAAAGCACTTTAGCAGAGCATGGCATCAAGTCATATAAAGAACTTCCAACTGGAGTAGTACTTGCTACGGCTGAATTAGTAGATTGCTATAAAGTCGAAACTACTGTGGGACACGTATCTGTTTTATCCAACGTAAAAGTAGTTGAGGGTTTAGAGGTAGCGTTCGGTGACTATACAGAAGGGCGTTATGCTTGGGAATTAACAAATGTACAAGTGTTAGCTAAACCTTTAGAAGCTAAAGGTCAATTGAGCTTATGGGAATGGAATGGTGATTCAAAATGATCCGTTACCAATACACCGAAACCGAATTAAATAACATCTTAAAGACCATGAAAATTGTTGTAGATAGTCGTGAACAAGTAAACGGCCATATCCTTGAATATTTACGCAGCAAGGATGTGCCAATCAAATTACAAAAAGTAGATACTGGCGATTACACAGCAATGATTCCACGTAATGAGGAATTAGGAATACTACGAGATATTTATCTAAATAGTTGTATTGAACGTAAAGCATCAATCGATGAACTCGTTGGCAACTTAGGTAAGGATGAAAGAACACGATTCGAAAATGAATTAATTCGTGCAAGCCAACATCCATTTACTTTGATTGTGGAAGACCCAGATGGATATAAAAAAATACTAAATGGTCAATATCGCTCAAAGTATAATCCACTTGCTTTACTCGGCTCGTTGAATACTTTCAAGGCCCGCTACGGCTTCGAAATTGTCTACTTAGATAATAAGTTTAGTGGGAATTTTATTTACTATCATTTTTACTACCAGATGAAAAATTATCTGAAACGAGGTGCTTTTTGATGAAACCCAATAAATTAGAAACATTCATATATGCATTAATGAAAGAGGCTCGACGTGCTTCTCTAATGGATTTTCTAGAAGAGTGGGATGTTAGTGAAGAAGAATATGAAGCTATTGAAGAATGGTTCAAGAATGAACTAGGAATCAAATTATAGGGGCTCACTATGAACATGCGCAATGGGATTCCTATTGTTCAGTCGGTGAAGAAATCGAAACAACCACAGGGTAGATTGTGGAAGGCAATACCCAATCCATTTACAAAATATATCGAGATGTTTATGACAGTCGATGGATGCGAAGTAAGTATAATCATGCCTTACGATTTCGAATGGATTCAGCAGTACTTAAATGAGGGTTGGATTGAGAGAGGAGTGTGGAATGTAGATGAACGAAAAAATGCTAGCAAAACGTATTGAGATATTACAGAAAATTGACGCTTTACAACTCAAATGTAATTGCCAAAATGCTCTTGAATCTGAGGCGTGTTCTAATTGCAAAAAGATCGCAAAATATGGTCAAAGGTTACTTGGATTAGTGAATAAACGCAATAGCGTATCTGAAAATAAACCAAAAACGAACAATCGAAAAGGTTTCACAAAACTTACAATTACAGAGTTTCAATATAAAGAATATAAGCGACAAAAGATAACTGATAGGGAGATTGCTAAAAACCATGATGTTTGTGTATCAACATTGAAGAAATGGAAGCAACGTAATGGGGTTGCTTAGATGAAAGGTATTGTGCAGCAGGGGGTGACAAGTTGGAGCTTAATAAAATCCATCAAGGGCATTGTCTAGAAGTACTTAAAACACTACCCAGCGAAAGTATAAATACAGTGGTTACAAGTCCTCCATACTGGGGATTACGGGACTACGGTGTAGATGGACAAATTGGGCTTGAAAATTCAGTAGGAGAATATGTATCAGCTCTTGTCGACGTGTTTCGAGAAATAAAACGGATCCTGAAAGATGATGGAACAGTTTGGGTAAATCTTGGGGATGCATACGCAGGTAGTGGCAAAGGTGCATGGGCTGAAAAGGACAAGCAAAAACATGTATACGTACCAAATCCAAAAGGCAATGAAACAAAGATTAATAATATTCCCACAGGGTTAAAGGCAAAGGATTTAATAGGATTGCCTTGGAAAGTAGCGTTTGCATTGCAAGCTGATGGTTGGTATTTACGGCAAGACATTATATGGCACAAATCTAATCCGATGCCAGAGAGTGTCACTGATAGACCAACTAGAGCGCATGAATACATTTTCCTTATGAGTAAACAGCCAAAGTATTACTATGACCACGAAGCTATTAAAATGCCATCTAAAAACCCTGTAGACGATAGAGGGGCTAGGGGCAATAAAAAACGTATACCAACGAATTTAATAAATGGCATAAGAAATAGTGGTGTTTATCCAAAAGCTAATAAACGTAGTGTTTGGCAAGTGCCGACTAAGCCATTCAAGGAAGCTCATTTTGCGGTATATCCAGAAGATTTAATTGAGCCATGTGTCTTAGCAGGGTGTCCGTTGGATGGCGTTGTATTAGACCCATTCTTTGGGTCTGGAACAACAGGGTTGGTTGCATTAAAACATGGCCGTAATTTTATTGGCATCGAACTAAATCCAGAATATATAAAAATTGCTGAACGGCGATTAAGCAAAGTACAGTTGGAACTTATTCATGAATTATAGAAAGATTTTGTACAGTAAGCGAAGTTGCTGAGCTATTTTGTAAGTGCTTTTTTAATTAATGGTTAGTAAGAATAGTGTATCTCTCTTAGAAATTTAGTAAATTTAATTTAGGAGGGATATTATTGGATAATAATTTATTAATTAGTAATATTTTAATGTTGAAAAGAAAATTAAAAATTAAAGTTAGTAAAGAAATTCAAGGATTGGAATTGTTTGAAGCTTTGCAATTAGAAGTTAGAAGCTTAAAAGCTTATCAAGCGAACAGCCCGAACCTAGTAGAGATTGGAGCAATAGTTTTCTCTGCAGTTGCAATTTTTGTTTCTAGTATTGCATTTTATGGAAGTTTTATATTCGATACATCTTATTACTTTTCTTCAACAAAAGATGGAAGCTCGCCTGTTGAAGTGGGATTAGCGACATATCTTATTAAAAATTCACCTGATGAAAAGATAATAAATATTGTTGACGTTGTATATTTCGCTGTTGTTATGGTTTTTTTTATTGGGGCGTGGATACTTATAAGACAAATACGATTACTTAGGAAGATAAAAGAATTGGAAATGCTTGACTATTATTTGGAAATGTATATTGGGAAAAATGAAAACAGGAAGAAAACTAACATTTATCCTAATATGAACAATTCTATTAGTAAAGTAGATATATATAACTTTAAGTAGAATAGCTTAATGCTACTGAACGATATGAGGAAATAAACAAACAAGGTAGGTGCTGCACATGCCTACGTTATCGCGTAGTGAAATACAGAACATCGAGAAATATTGGATTGAATACGAACAATATAAAAAGAAATTAAAATATCGAGAATGGGAATTGTTGCATCCACATAATGAACAAGGTGAGTTGGTTGGTGGTCGCAGTAATACAATTTCTGATACAACGGCTAAAAAGGCGATGGTGCTTGCTAACGATGCCTATTATCAAAACTTAAAGCGCATCATAAAAACTGTGGAAGACCTATACAGCGAGTTAGATGAGGATATGCGAACAATCGTAGACATGCGTTATTGGGATAAAGACGGCTGTTATGAATGGGAAGACATCTCGGATAAATTGTACATTTCACGTCATAAGGTTCTTCGTAAAAGGAACATCTTAATAGATAAAACAGCAGAAAGGATTGGTTGGGTTTGAATAAAAAAACTTATAATGTACATTTGAAAACTGGAAGAATTGTTGAGGTAGAATCTCAAAGAGTTGTTGAGAAAGGAGGAAGTATAAAATTTTGCAATGATAGACCATCATTGGCTGACCAATATGTTAATGGGCCTGAAATCGTTGCTTCGTTTAATCTTGATGAGGTTGTTTATTTAATGAAACAGAAGTGAACTTGTTAACACCATGGAAGTTCGCAAAAAAGTATAGTAAATTGATATTGTGAAGTAATAACAAAAGCGCACGGAAATGCGTAAACAAAGTCGCTTTACAAATATAAGCACGTTCGCTTGTACGTGTGTTTCGCAAACAAGCATGAGAGGCTGCTAAATTGGTAGTCTCTTTTTTCATTGGTTCTTATTTGATGAAAACAGATTGTAAAAAATGGTTTCATCTGAGCAAAAAAGGGTATGTTTATATTACTTTAGTCGAAAAATGACATTTCATGGTTGGAATGTAATTTATTGTTGTGTTATACTTATGTTAACTCGAGTGTAAGTATGTATACAGTCATGATAACTAGCTAGAAACATAGAACTTTAAAGAATTTGCATTTATGCAATGACATTAAAATTGATAGGGGGTTAATAATATGAAGAAAGTTTTACAATCTTTTTTATGTTCATTATTCGTACTAGCATTATTTTTTATAAATAATTCGATTGTTCATGGTGCTGAAAAAAATATTGAAGAAGCTGAAAATGGGGTTTTACCATTTGAACTTAAAGTTAAAGGGACAGAAGTAGTCGATGGAAACATAGTTACAATTTACGAAGATTTACCAGACAAGTTTATTATTTATGATAACCCAATTACTAAAGAAAAATCAGTATTAGTAGATGATGAAATTTCTACTTTATCAGGAGACAATGAAATTTCTCCTTTATGTGCATCATGTGATTACACAGTACAAACTAAAAATTACCAATGGATAGAAAAGTCAGATTATAACTTTGGTTGGCATCCTGATTTTAGTGGTTATAGAAGAGCAGATGGATACTATTTTAGTGTAACAAAATCTGTTTCATTTGGAGTAAGTGTATCATATGGCTTTGTATCAGTAAGTGCAGCCCAATCTGCTTCTGCTGGTTATTATATTAAAGCAGATTATAGTAGATGGAGTCGTCCGGCTGTTTTTGGTGTATATATGGTGACAAATTATAAAGAAGAAAAATACAACGCTGCTGGAAAACTTTTATCAACAACTTATAAAAACTATCCATGGGCTGATAGAACTTATGAGAAAATATTATATGAATACTAAAAAATAAAAAGATTCTAAAGAAGATGTGGGTTAATACCTTCATCTTTTTTGGTGGAGGAACAAATATGATAAAAAGAACAATTTTGTTATTATTAGTTACTCTTCTTCTGTTAACAGGGTGCAATGACAGAAATCAAGACAATATTACTTCCCCTGTATTTAATTGGAATGGTCATAATTATATTGTTACTAATGAACCTATCCCAAATGATGAAATAGAAGAAAAAATCGGGGAAATAAAAGAACAAACAACAGATATACCTACAAAACACGAAGAGGGTTACAGACTAAATACTGGAACAAATATATATAAAATAAGGGGAGTAGAAATTACGAATGATATTGATAGCAATATGGCGATAGAGATAGAAGGTGAATATAGAGTAGCAAGAATAATTGTTGACATAAAATAATATTATTTAGCTTATGCCATTTGATGTTCATTTTTGATAATTCAAGCTGGGATATTTATTTGATATGCATTGTAATTTCAGCTAGTAACATTTCTGCACCTTCAGGACTTAAAATTAATGTACCTCCCTGTAAACGAAAATTCTCACTTGAGATATTTCCTGTAGAGTTAAATACGTCAAGTAATTAATTTTGAGAGTCACATCTAACAAGGTGTGGCTTTTTATTATGCTTCATAATTAATTGTTTTTTCTATTTCTTTTAAATAAATGGTAATATATTTCTATATTTAAGGAATAGAGGAGTTATATGGAGAACAAGACATTAAATAAAGTTTTAATAATAAGCACTTTACTAATGATTATTATATTTACTATCACTTTAATATCATTAGTTATACAAACATTTAAAATAGAATCTGGTGTATGGGCGACTATTATTGGTGGAGTTCTAAGTATGTTTGGTGGAATGGTCGGTGCATTTGGGGCATATTTGGTAGCCTCACATCAAATGAATAAACAAATTGAACATGAGAAGAAAAAAGAAGAAAAGCTTAGACTAACACAAATAAAGAAAACGCTAAAAAAATTACAACGCTTAAATGAGATTGCAATCAATTTTGTTAAATCTTTTGCACATGAGTTTAATAAACCATTTAACGAAGAATTAAGTTATAAATTAAAGTCCTCTGAAACGGCAATATTATGGATATCAAATAGTATTAATGATGTTAATGATGACTTATTAAATGAAGGACTTATGCTCGACTATATAAGGTATAATCATTTGGTTAACCATACTTACAATGAAATTATAGTATTTAATGAATTACCAGAAGTACAAAAGGCACATAATTTGCCAGGTTTTATTGTGAAAATAGGTGAATTAGAAGGGGATTTTATTCAATTTGAACAATATATAAAAGACCAATTAGAACAATTTTAAAATCAGAAAGAGTATATATTAATCAAGTCATGTCATTATGATGTGGCTTTTTATTATGTATTGAATTGCGTACTTATTAATTTTATGTATTTATTAGTTTATCTTTCGAGCGACAACACTTATTTTCATAAGAGCTGTTGCTTCTTTCTTTTATTTAATTTGTTACTAAAGCAGTTGCAATAAGATAGCTAGTAGCAACACTGTATCGATTGAAATCTTTACTTCAATCTTCAACATATTTATCACCTCCTTTTTTGGGGGTATTTTTATTTTAACCAACAGTAATAGTTTTATTCTAAAAATTGTGGAGGGCTGAACAATGGCAAATGTAAAAGGAATCACAATCGGATTAGAGTTTGATAACAAATCTAAATTAAAGTTACGAGCAATCGCAAAGCATGCAGGTGCATTGGCTGATGAGTTAGATGCGATTGATGCAATGAATGATGAAGAACTACCAACACGATTGGAAGGTAGCGAATAATACGGAACCAATCTTAAAGGGGATGACAATAATGACCAATGTAATTGTTTGTGATGATTGCCAAAAAGAGATTATCGTTAGTGTAAAAGACTACGAGTATCCAGCTCACCAATTAAAAGGCTACGTCATTGAAACATATTTCCGTTGTCAACATTGTGATAAAAAATATAGCGTTATTGTTACAGATAAACAAGCCAGAAAGATGCAAAAGGAAATCAGACGCTTCCATCAACAAATCATCAAAGGTAACTACAAGGGGCTAACGGAAGAAGAGTATAAAGAAAAGATCGATGAGCAGTACGCAGTGATGGAAGGTATGAAGCAACAGCTGAAGATCAGGACGGATGAACTCAAAGCACAAGTGATGCAACATGAACAAACAACATAAGTACGAACGTAACAAACGATACGATGAAGAAGAGCGCGATCCAGAAGTCACGAAATTCTACAATAGTGCAGCATGGAAAAAAGCACGCAAACTTGCGCTATTGCGAGACCGATATCTTTGTCAGAATTGCTTTTCTCAAAAGCGATTTCAAAACGCAGAATTGGTTCACCATATCAAAGAAGTAAAGGACGAATGGGATTTACGTTTAGAGCTATCCAATCTCGAATGTCTCTGTCACAGATGCCACAATCAAAAACATAATCGTCATGCAAATTACAGGAAACGAAAAAAGAAGAAAATGAGAATACAGGTAGTTGAGGTAGAGGCAAACCCGGAGTTTTTCCAATAGCCCCCCTCAACTTTTTTTATTTTTTAAATTTGCCCTACACCGACTGCCTCACCGTCGCTTGCTAAAAGGGTCATTTTTCATGAAAGGGGGGTCAGCCATGGCAGTACCGACGGTAGCAACAATAAAGGGATACTTAGGTGACACATATCGACCATCAGATGATGAGTTAATTCAACTTTATGTAGACACGCACGCATTTTATCGAAAATTACAAAGTGAATTAAAGAAAAGTCCACTTATGTTTGAACATACGAATAAAGCAAACGCAACGAATTTGGTGAAAAATCCTCTTTCTATTGAATTGACCAAGACGGTGCAGACGCTGAATAATTTATTGAAGTCACTGGGGTTAACGCCTGCTCAGCGTAAAACGTTGAAGTCAGGTGGTGACGATGATGATGGGTTCGACAGCTTCTAAAATTAAACAAGTTAATGTGTTGAAAAATCCATCTTCACAACTGATTGCAACGAAGTACGCAAAAGACGTTGTGGACGGTCGTATCATCGCTTGTAAAAAAGTAATACAAGCGTGCGAACGACATTTACGAGATTTAAAACAACAAGACATTATCGAATTCCCTTGGGTATTTGACGAGACGATAGGGCATCGACCGATAGTGTTTGTCGAGAAATTCTGTAAGCCGTCCAAAGGTTCGTTTAATCAATTAGTGCTGCAACCATGGCAACACTTTGTGCTGGGTTCGTTATTCGGATGGGTTCATAAAGATACGAGGTTACGTAGATTTAAAGAAGCATTGATTTTTGTAGGGCGGAAAAACGGTAAGACAACATTGATTTCGGGTGCAGCTATATACGGTGTTTCTAAAGATGGAGAAAACGGTGCCGATATTCCGTTGTTGGCCAACTCAATGAAACAGGCACGATTGCTCTTCGATGAGTCGAAAGCGATGATTAAAAGTTCACCGGCTTTACGAAAACGATTCAGACCATTGCGAGATGCAATACATTTTGATTCAACGTTTTCGAAGATTGAGCCACAAGCATCGGATTCGGAAAAACTAGATGGTTTGAATACACATATCGCTATATTTGATGAGATTCATGAGTATAAGGATTACAAACTTATAAACGTTATCAAGAACAGTCGTCAGAGCCGTGAGCAGCCACTACTCATTTACATCACTACAGCTGGTTATCAATTAGATGGTCCATTGGTTAACTATTACGAACAAGGTGCAGATGTGCTAAATGGTGATATTGTGGATGACCGTACATTCTATTTCTTAGCTGAGTTAGATGATGTGAGCGAATTTGATAAACCTGAAATGTGGATTAAAGCAAATCCGAATTTACATGTTTCTATCAAGCTCGAAGATATGATTGAAGACTGGGAGAAAGCGAAGCGTACACCAGCTGAACGTAATGACTTTATAACAAAACGATTCAATATGTTTGTAAATAATAACGAACAGTCATTTTTAGATTATTCGACATTGAAACGCAACAATAAAGAAGTTGACTACGCACTGTTTAAACGCGCAGGAGCCATTGGCGGCTTCGATTTATCAGACAGTGAGGATTTTACAAGTACATGTTTAGAATGGGCTAATATTGAAACTGGCGAGGTCATAACGTTATCGCACACATGGATTCCACAAGCAAAAGTAGATGCTGAAAATGAAAAAATCGATTATTACAATATGCGAGATGAAGGGTTATTGACCATCATCCCAGGACAATATGTGAAAAAAGAATATATCTTCGACTGGTTTGTGGAGCAATCGAAAAAATACGATATCGAAAAGATAATGTACGATCCAGCCAAAGCATTCGGACTTGTTGAAATGTTGAACAATTATGGATTTATAACTGAAGTTGTGCGACAGGGTTACATTACACTAGGTCCTGCAATTGACGATGTAAAAGAACGCTTCATTGATGGAAATGTAGTATTTAATAACAATCGATTATTCCGTTGGTACGTCAACAACGTAAAACTTGTGGAAGACCGTAATAGAAATAAATTACCTACCAAGCAGGGGCGCTATCGTAAAATCGATGGTTTCGCTGCTTTTTTGAATGCGCATGTAGAAGTTATGAAGAAATTCGTGGTTACCCACGGTGATGGAAATGTTGGGTTTATTTCTATTAATGATTTATAGGGGAGGTGAGAAATTGAAATTTTGGAAACGTGTTAAAACAGCTGCTTACATGGCACATGTAGGTTGGAAGGGTGCAACTTACGACTTTAACAATTGGATGGGACGAACCTTTTGGGGAATTGATAATGGTCAATTAGCAACAAATGAAACGATTTTCAGTGTTATCAGTCGTTTATCCAATACATTATCAGCTTTGCCCATCAAGTTACATCAACATTATGACGTGATTCAAAATGATACATCTGATGTACTTACAAATGAACCGAATCCAAATATGAGTTCATTTGATTTGTTGAATGCACTCGAAGTCAGTCGGAATGAAACCGGGAATGGTTACGCAGTTATCTTGCGCGATATACGCATGCAACCAAGCGAAATCATTCCACTTGATCCGTCATGTGTGACTGAATTTATCGACCGTGATGACGGCTCTCTGTGGTATGAGGTACGCGGAGAATCCAAAAACATGTACGTCCACAATAGTGACATGCTACATGTTAAACATATTCGTGGTCCGTCAAGATGGCGAGGGCTTAGTCCGCTGAAAGTATTGAAAAATACCATTGAATACGACAAGGCTGTACAAGAGTTCTCTCTCTCTGAAATGAAGAAGAAAGAGTCGTTTATCCTATCGTACGAAGCGAACGTAGATGATGAAAAACAGAAACAAATCATCGGGCATTTCAGACGATTCTACCAAGAAAATGGCGGTATTTTATTTAAAGAGCCTGGTGTTGAAATCAAAGAAATGAAAAAACAATATTTTGCATCAGACACGTTAGCTTCGGAACGAATCACACGTTCGCGAGTAGCTAACGTTTTCAATGTTCCTGTATCTTTTTTGAATGATACAGAAGGCGGTACTACAGCTTCCAATGAGCAACTGATGATCCAATTCGTCAACATGACACTATTGCCGATTGTACGACAATATGAGCATGAATTTAATCGTAAATTACTCACAAAACACGACCGTAAAAACGGTATGTATTTCAAGTTTAATTTAGGTGGCTTGCTACGAGGTGATACAGCTGCACGTACAGCGTTTTATCAGATGATGCTAAGGACAGGCGGTATGAAACCTGACGAAGTGAGGATGTTAGAGGATTACGCTCCTGTTGGTGGTAAAGCGGACGAACTTTGGATCAGTGGCGACCTTTACCCTATCGATTTACCAATCAGTGAAAGAAAGTCCTCTGCTACTTCATCAACTGTGGAAGGAGGTGGAAAAAATGACTAAAAAACAATTACAAAAGTTTTTTCAAATGAAGGCGTCTACTGATGGAAAATCGGCTGATGTTTTTATTTATGGCGAAATAACTAAGTGGGCTTGGGAAGAGCTTGGAGAAGTTTCTTCAATTACTTTCAAAAGTGAGCTCGATGCATTAGGTGATGATGTAGAAACCATCAATTTATACATTAATAGCCCAGGTGGAAGCGTATTTGAGGGTTTAGCTATCGGTAACATGCTAAAACGCCATAAAGCAAGAGTAATTGCTCATGTCGATGCTTTAGCAGCTTCAATTGCATCTGTAATCGCTATGTTTGCTGATGAAATACGTATGGCATCCAACAGTTTAATGATGATTCATAATGCTTGGACGTGGGCAAGTGGTAATGCAGAACAGCTTCGCAAAGCAGCGGATGATATTGAACGTATTAACGAGTCTGTTATCCAGTCTTATTTAGATAAGGCGGGAGATAAATTGAATAACGACACACTAAAGTCTCTTTTAGATAACGAAACTTGGTTATCGGCAGAAGAGGTTTTTAATTATGGTCTTTGTGATTCAATTGATGACTTTAATGAAGTGGCGGCTTGTATCGATGAAAAGCTAATTAATCAGTACAAAAATGTACCTCAACAACTTCTACAACCAAAGCCATCTACACCAGTGATGAGTGCGGAAGAAAAGGCTTTACGTGAAAAAATTATTGCAGATTCGAAGGCGAATCTTACTTACTTAAACACATTTTTATAAAAAATAGGAGGTTTTCAAATTATGAAAACACAGACAAAAAAGTTTTTAAAATCATTAGAGCAAAAAAACATGATGAAAATGCTACTACCTCTAAACATTCAAATGTTTTCGGGTAACCAAACACTTTACGAATTAAAACAAGCTATGGCTACAATTGGTCAACAATTGAAAAAAGTTGAAGGTGAACTTTCTGCAAAAGCGATTGACCCATCTGCATCAATTGAAGACATCCAAGCGCAACAAAAATCAAAAGAAGATTTACAAGCTCGTTTTAATGTAATTAAACAACAACATGATGAATTAGACGCAGAACAAAAAGAAAAATTTGCTCAACAAGCAGCTGCTAAACAAGCGACTTTAGGTGGTATTGATGATCCGCAACAGAAAATTATTTCAGCTAAGGCTTCGTTAGTTCGTTCTACAATGCGCGGAAAGGCTATCGATAATGATGTTCGCGCAGCTCTTGGTGATGATGCTGCATCTGGTGGTGGTAAGTTCTTACCTAAAACTGTTTCACAGGATGTCATTTTAGCTCCATTAGCTAAAAACCCATTACGAGGGCATTCAGCTGTAACTCAAATCACAAACCTTGAATTACCACGTCTTTCGTTCACTTTAGATGATGATGATTTCATCGCTGATATGGCAACTGCTAAAGAGTTAAAAGCTAAAGGTGATACAGTAGCATTCACTCGTAACAAATTCAAAGTATTCGCAGGTGTTTCTGAAACAGTAATCAATGGTTCTGACGCTGATTTAGTTGGCCATGTTGAAAATGCACTTAAATCAGGTGTAGCTGCAAAAGAAAAGAAAGTAGCATTTGCTGTAACACCGAAATCAGGTGAAGAACACATGAGCTTCTATTCGACTGAGAATGCAATCGTAAAAGTAAACGGTGCAGATACTTACACAGCTATCCGAAAAGCAATTGCCGATCTACATGAAGATTACCGTGAAAATGCAAAAATCATTATGTCTTACGCTGATTACTCTGACATCATTGAAAAATTAGCGAATGGTAATGCAACACTGTACACAGCTCAACCAGAGCAAGTATTAGGAAAGCCAGTTATTTTTGCTGATGCGGCAACGAAACCAATCGTAGGGGATTTATCTTATTCTCACTTTAACTACGATATTGGCGAGACGTTTGAGCGTGACAAAGATATTAAAACAGGTATTGAGCAATTTGTTGTTACAGCGTACTTTGACCACCGTATTAAACTAGCTTCTGCTTTCCGTATCGCGGAAGTTGTTGATACGCCCTAATACGCCCCAACCGATAGGGGCGGCAACGATTGGAACAAATTTCATTATTGGATAAGGAGATGAATTAAATGGCTAAAACGAAAGAAGAATTGAAAGTTTTATTCAGTACTGGTAAAAAGCCTACGGGTACAGATTTCGCAGAATTAATTGATGGTGTTGCTGGTCCACAAGGAGCGAAAGGCGACAAGGGTGATACCGGAGCGCCAGGAGCGGACGGAGCGAAAGGAGCGAAAGGCGACACTGGAGCAAAGGGCGCAGACGGATTTGGCACGAAGGCCGAATATGACGCTATCATTGCTAGACTAGAAGCGTTAGAAGCGCCTTAAAAAGAGGTGATATGGAATGAATACACTATTAAATGAACTAAAAGAATATTTACGGATAGATGGGGATGATGAAAATCGTTCCCTTTCTTCTTTTATTCAAAGTGCCCAATCATACTTGGAAAACGCAGGTGTAAAGCAACCAAATGATTATTATTTAATTCTGGAGGACAAGGATGTTTTCGTACAGCATCGTTTAGCGATTATGATGCTTGCTACACACTTTTATGAGAATCGGATAGCAATTACACCGTCCACAATTAAAACAGCTCAACAGCCCATTCCTTACGGCTTACAATCGATGATTTTACAATTAAAGTGGGTGAATCCAGATGAATTATCAGCACAACAATAATGCTGCTCGTTTAAACAAACGTGTGACGTTTTATAATCCACCTGGAGTGATCGGTGAAGATGGTTGGCCATCCACAGATTGGACACCTTATAAAAAACTTTGGGCTGAAGTCAAAACGCAAAAAGGTTACAAGGTATTCAATTCTGACGCTACACAGTGGCAAGGTAAACGAATCGTGGGCATTCGTTATCGAAACGATATTCATCCAGCAATGCAGCTAGAAATAGCAGGTGTGATGTATGAAATCGAATCGTTAGTGAATGATGATGAGCGCAATCAATGGATAACGATTATCGCAAAAGAGGTGACTTAATGGATTTACAATTTACTGGGTTAGATGGCATCTTAGCTAATTTAGCTAGGTTGCCATTAGAAGAAAATGAAGAAAACGCGGTTGTAACAAAAGGTGCCAAAATTACACAAAAAGCCATTATCGAAGAAGCGCCAATAGGAACGGAACGGAAAAATAAAAAAGGTAAAGTTACTTATAAACCAGGATCATTGAAAAAGAATATAAAAGTAAAACGCGCGGTTGATGGAGTGGCGGTCATTCATACTGGAAAGGCATATCATGGACACTTGGTTGAATTCGGTCGCTCTGCTGGTTCTAAAATGGCTAAAAAGAACGGAAAAACACAAAAAGTTACGTGGGGAAGCACGAACGCTAACCCATTCTTTACTCGTGGATTCGAATCTAGTAAAAACGAAGCGAAGCAAGCTATGGCGGATGAAATAAGAAAGTTGAAGAATTTATGATTGATATTAGTTCGCATGTTATTGGTGTCTTAAAACCATTAGGAATAACAGTAGCGTTTCAAGAATTGCCGATAAACGCAACAGTACCAAATCAATATATTACGTTTTTAGAAATCAATACGAACCCAGCGTTAGAAGCAGGAGATGTAGAAGAAGAGACAAAAAGATTGATACAGGTCAATATATGGTCTAAAACAAACTACCATCAAATTGTGGAAGGCACACGCAAATTGTTAGAATCAAAAGGTTTTGAACGAACATTTGAACACGATGTACCCAAACAAGAAGGCGATTCACACTTTAACAAAGTGTTGAGATTCGTCTTTTTTGATGAATATTAATAAATTGAGGTGAGAAAAAGTGAATAAATGTTTTGTTGTTGGTTGCTTGAATAAAACCGAGACGTTATTTTGCTCAGATTGTTTAGTTAATGGTGGAGTATATAAAGCTAAATCAAATTCTACAATCGAAAATAATTTCAAGTATCACAGTCTAAAAGAAGGACAACAACAAAAATACGAAGCTATTCGTGAAAAGGCGAAAGAACTTGCGTATTTAATTGATGCAGTTTGCCCCCATAGTCGAGAAAAGTCTGTTGCTATGACGAATCTAGAAACGGCAGTCATGTGGGGGAATGCTTCAATCGCACGTAACGAATAACTATTAAATTATTAGGGGGTCATGTAAATGGCAGCTACAACTGTAAATGAAAAACCACAAAAAATTAGTTTAAAACGAATCCATTATGCGCTTATGACGGATGAGCAAACGGAAAAATGGGGTGATGTTAAAACATTAACAATGCCTATATCCTTAACACTTACACCTAACTTTTCAGAGGCTTCTTTAGATGCTGGGGATCGTGTGGTAGACCAAGAAGCACAAATGGATTCTATTACAATCGCTGGTGAAACGGCTGATTTACCAACAGAAGTGTTAGTTGATTGGTATGGTCATAAAAAATCAGCAGAAGGTGGTATCATTACAAATTCTAATGATTCGCCAAATGCTATTGCAATAGGGTTTGAATCAGGGTCTAAACTTGTTTGGTTCTTCAAAGCAAAATTAAAGCCTGGTGAAGAATCAAATGCAACACGTAAAAAAGGTGAAACGAATTATAAAGTATACCCATTTAGTGGTGAAGCATTACCATTAATTGATGGGGATATCAAACACACAGTAGATACACGTGATACAGGTGTAACAGCGACAGCAGAGACATTCTTTGCAACAGTTACAAAACCTACAGAATCTATAACACCTATGCCCTAATCAGCCCCAAGTAATCGGGGCAGCTGAAATTGGTAAAGATTTTATTATTCAATAATCGAGAAGTCTTCCACAATCTTCTGTGGAGGGCTTCTTTTTATCAAATCGAGTAACTAACGAAAAGGATGGATGGAAAATGCAAATTAAATTACGAATTGATGGTAAAGAAAAAACTTTTGCAAATGACTTTGTGAAGGCACGTGTATTCCGTAATGCTTTGAAAATGAATGAAAAAATGCGTAATGAAGGCAACGACATTTCTGTAGAAACATTTGATGAAATGATTGGTTTTGTTGTCAATGTTTTTGATAATCAATTCACTGTAGATGACGTATGGGATGGTTTAGAGGCAGGAACGTTACAAACTGAAATTATGCGAGTATTTAATAGTGTACTTAATATTGGTGGACTTGAAACAAAACCATCTAATAATGGTGAAGAGGGAAAGTTGGTGGAGTAAATCCCTACCAAAACATAAAAAAGTTCTATCGTAGTCTATTAAAAGAAGGCTACAAATTACATGAAATTGATGAAATAGATATTCATTTTTGGTTCGAATTAGCAGACGAATATGAAGAAGTAGAAGAAGTCACAGCCGACGAAATATCGTGGTTGTGATTTTTTATTTTGCCAGTAAAGGCGGTGAGAATATATGGCAAGTATCGGAAGTTTAGAAGTCAGTCTTAGTATGAACGCAGCCAGTTTCAACGGAACAGTTGCCAAAGTGGATAGAAATTTAAAAGCTATGGGCAGTGAATTACAGGCGCTAAGAGCGAAAGGCGCCGATTACGAAAATTCTATTAATGGTTTAGCTCAGAAGCAAAATATCTTATCACGATCATTTGATGCTGCAGCGATAAAACTACAAGAACAACGTAGACGTTACGATGAACTTGTAGCGTCAGGAGATGCAACAGAAGCGCAAATAGAGCGACAAGCTAACGCTGTAAATAGAGCGCAAGCTGACTATAACCGCTTGGAACGCCAGCTTGCCGAGGTAACAGAGCAACTACGTATCCAGTCTTCGCAATGGACACAGGCAGGTCAGCGTATGCAAGAAGTAGGCGGGAAGCTGACGGCTGTAGGAAATAGCATGAAAAACATAGGTCGAAATATGTCTATGTATATCACAGCTCCTTTAGCTGCAATGGGTGCGGGAATTGTAAAAATAGGCATGGACTTTGATGCACAGATGTCAAAGGTATCTGCAGTTAGTGGCGCTACAGGTGGAGACTTTGACGCTTTACGCGTAAAGGCACAAGATTTAGGTGCCACAACGAAATTTACAGCTACGCAGGTTGCGGAAGGTATGGAGTATCTTGCACTAGCTGGTTATAACACCAATCAAATTCTATCCGCTACCAACGGGGTTTTAAATTTAGCTGCAGCCGGGGCGATGGACCTTGGGATGGCCGCTGATATTACGACAGATGTTATGTCAGCATTTGGTATGCAAGCCAAGGAAGCCGGACATGCTGCAGACATTTTTGCTTACGCTCAAGCCAATGCAAATACAAATGTAGAGCAAGCTGGTGAAGCAATGAAGTACTTGGCGCCGATGGCGAATCAAATGGGTTGGTCGATGGAAGAAGCAACGGCAGCTGTGATGAAATTAGCCGACAATGGATTAAAGGGTTCTATAGCAGGTCAAGCATTCGCTTCATCACTTGGCCGTCTAGCGAAACCAACAAAACAAATGCGCAAGACTTTAGACGAATTAAATATTTCCTTTTTCGACTCGAATGACAACATGAAATCGTTACCTGACATTATTGGACATTTAGAGGATAAATTCACCGGATTAACGATGAAACAAAAGTCTGCGGCTATCACAACCTTGTTTGGTGCTGAAGCTTATAAACATTGGGCAATTTTATTAGAGTCTGGTTCAGACACTCTAGCACAGTATACGAAGGAACTTGAAAACTCTGATGGAACCGCACAGCGCATGGCTGACACGATGGTCGATAATTTAGCTGGTTCCATGTTGATGTTGAAATCAGCACTTGAAGGGCTAGCCATTCAATTCAGTGACTTAATAAAAGACGACATACGTGCTTTAGCGGATTGGCTAACAAAGATGACAGGTAAATTTGCTGAATTAAGTGAAGGTACTAAGAAAACAATTCTTGTAGTAGGGGCACTTGCTGCGGCAATAGGGCCTTTAATTGTAGTAGCTGGAGTAATGCTTGCTTCTATAGGTTCTATTATAACTTCCTTTGGGGCAGTATCCTTAGCCATTGGTCAAGCTGGGGGTGTTGTAGCCTTATTAACTACCAAACTTGCATTTTTAGGTCCAGTGTTCACAGCATTAACCGGTCCTATCGGATTAACCATAGCAGCGTTAGGTGCAGTCGTAACTGGATTAGTTGTAGCTTATAAAAAAGTAGATTGGTTCCGTGAAGGCGTTCAAAACATTTGGGGAAAAATAAAAAGTCTAACGAGTGATGCTTTTATCACCATAAGTGGATTTATAAAGAGTTATATCAATGATGCTGTAGTATTTGCGACAGGAGTCATGGATAAATTTAGAGCATTCTGGGATGAAAATGGAAAGACAATTATCGGGATTGTTCAATTATACTTTGGACAGATAAGGGCGAACATTGAAGCTGTGATGATGGTCATCAAGGGAGTTTTTGAAGTTGTTTGGCCAATTATAACTGGTGTATTTAAAATCGCCTGGGAAACGATGAAATTAACGGTAGGTAATACGTTAGATTTAATCTTAGGAATCATCCAAACTGTGATGAAATTAATCCAAGGTGACTGGAAGGGCGCTTGGGAAACTATTCAACAAACTGTGGTAGATATCATGGATAATGTTAAAGCATATTTTCAAAATGTTGATTTAGTCCAAATAGGAAAAGATATTATTCAAGGGTTTATCGATGGTTTTGGAAGCATGGTAGAAGGCGTTAAAACAAGTGCGTCTTATTTGATGGACCAAATCAAAGAGAAATTCGGTGAAAAATTTGACGAATTAAAAACGACTATTACTGATTGGTTCACATCGATACCTGATGTAATTGAATCAAAACTAACCGAATGGGGTACTGCAATCTCGAATTGGTTTACAAGTCTGCCTGCAAACACATCTGTAAAGTTGGATGAATGGTGGACATCTATTTCTGATTGGTTTACTAGCGTCCCTGAAAAAATATTTGCCAAGTTATCAGAGTGGGGAGTAGCAATACTTAAATGGACAGATGAACAAAACGAGGAGAACAAAAGACAATTCGATGAATGGTGGACGACCATATCAGATTGGTTTACTGACATCCCAGGAAAAATAACAACTAAGCTAGAAGAATGGGGAACTGCCATTAAAGGATGGTTCGAGGAAATACCAGGAACCATCGCAGAAAAGTTAAGTGAATGGTGGACGACTATTTCTGAATGGTTTTCTAACACATACCAAGAAATAGCCATAAAGCTAGAAGAATGGGGAACGGCTTTTAAAAAATGGTTTGAGGATATGCCTACTAACATCGGTAAATGGTTATCAGACTGGTGGACCAAAATATCAACGTGGTTTAGTGAGATTCCTGAAAAGATTACTATCAAATTTGAAGAATGGTGGGTTGCAATTAAAAAATGGTTTGAGGGCGTACCGGATAAGCCCGAAATTAAAAATATGGGCAAGAACATGATTGATAAGGTATCTGAAGGTAACGAAGAGAATAAACCTGATATGTTAAGCAAATTAGGTAAAATCATTGTTGACGTTGCGTTAGGTGCATTGGCTGTAGCCGGAGTAACGCTTATAGCAACTGGGCGTGAAATCATCATTCGACTCATCTCGGGTATTCAGTCTGCAAAAACTTCCCTCGAAAAAAAAGTAGGCGAAATAAAAGATATAATTTTAGAGAAAATTAAAGAAGTCAATTTACTTCAAATCGGTAGAGATATTGTCAATGGTTTGATTAAAGGTATTGGTGAAAAATTTGAAGGTGTAAAACAAAAGGTCGAAGAATTAGCGAGTAAGCTACCACAATGGGCTAGAGATATGTTAGGAATTAAGTCTCCATCCCGCGTAATGATGGAAGTCGGCAGATGGACTGGCGAAGGTCTAGCAGTCGGTATCGATTCTACACAAGGCCGCAATGAAAGTGCGATGAAAGAACTTGGTCAATTATTAATCGATGCAACGAAAACAAGCCAAGATGAAGTAACTAAAATAGCAGATGAAGCTGAGAAACAACGGACTAAAATTCAACAAGATTCCGCTAAAAAGAAACTTGAAATTGAAAACAAACTCGCTGTAGATTTACAAAAAGCAAACAACACTATTAGCACTAAGAAGAAAGGTGCTACAGCTAATGACAATATCAAGATTCAACAATTAAAAGAAACAGCGAACGCTAAACTTATTAAGCTTGAACAAGATACACAAGATAAATTGAAAAAGATTAATGATAAAGCATGGGCTGACATGGTGAAGAAAGAAGAAAGTATGGCTGCTGAACGTTTAACTTTAATTAAGCGTTATATAGATGATAAAAAGTCTACTGAGGATCTATCTTTAATTGATGAAGCTAACATATTAGAGCAGTCTTTAAGTCTATTTAAGGAAGGCACAAAAGAACGCGTTGAGATTCAAAAAGCTTACCAAAAAACCAATGAGCAAATCAAAAAAGAAGAAGATAACATCAACAAAGAATACTTTGATAACGTTAAAAAATTAAATGATGAGTACACCAAAGAGGAAGAACGTTTGACTAAAGTTTACCAAGATGAATTTGATAAACGCAGAGATGCATACTATTCGTTCGCAGGAATATTTGATGAGGTTGTACAACGGGACGTTTCTGGTTCTACTCTTATAACCGCCCTACAGTCTCAAGTTACAGCGTTTGAAGATTGGCAGAAGAATATAGCCGAACTATCTTCAAAGGGCATAAATGAGGGTTTATTAGCTGAATTACAAGCGATGGGACCTAAAGCCGGGGCAGAAATAGCCGCACTAAACACTTTGACGGAAGAGCAGTTAGCTACGTACACAGAACTGTGGAAGACTAAGAACGAACAAGCGCGTACACAAGCAGAAGCAGAGCTTACAGGGCTTAAAAAAAATACAGAACAACAAATAAGTGACCTTCAACGAAAAACAGCCGATCAATTACGCGTTTATCAAGATCAATGGCGTACTAGCATGATTGCACTGAAAGGGAATGTTAAAACTGAAATGGCTGAAATGCCAAACATCGGTGTCTTTGCGGTGAGTGGTTTAATTGACGGTATGATGTCCAAACAAGGGGAATTAATGGATGCGGCATCGTCGCTTGCAGGTATTGTTTCTGGCGCATTTGCATCTGCACTGGATATTCATAGTCCGTCACGTGTCATGCGGGGATTTGGTATTAATATTGGCGAAGGTCTTATTTTGGGTATAAATGAAATGGTTGGTAAAGTTGCAGGTGCCACAAAACGATTAGCGAAAGCAGTATCGGTTGATGGCATGAATCAAAATACTTCTGGAAATACATCGCCTTCCACAACAACTACTACAGAGAACAATTACAACTTGACTGTAACTAGTCCTAAACCACTTGATCCATATGAAACAGCAAGGTTAAGTAAAAATGGCTGGAAAGAGATTGCACTACAAATCTGATAGAGAGGTGAAACTGTGAGAACATCATTTGGCTTTAATGAAAAATTAATCTTCCACAATAACAGAGGACAGTCGCTAGAAATATCGGTGACTAGTCCTTTTTTCTTGCAATCGGCTGATGGCATCGACTCGTTAGAAAATGAGTTTTATAACGTCAAAAACTACAACGAAGACGGTACCAATATTAAAGGCTCTAGTGTCCGTGAAAGAAATATTGTTGTGGGCGGCCAATTGAGACGACAGGATAAGGATATTAATCGGCAAAAATTAATTCGCTTTTTTAATCCAAAGCACCGATTCACGTTAGAGTACACAAACGGTGACATCACTCGCTTTATTGATTGTCGTGTTGAAAAATCTCCTGTCGTCAGTAAACATATATGGCCAGAATTTATGATCTCCTTTTTATGCCCGAATCCCTGGTGGTATAAAGAGGAGCAAAAATACGAAATCGCCATGTGGGTTGCAGCGTTTGAATTTGAATTAGAAATAGACGATGGAGGCGATGGCATTGAAATGGGCTACCGAGAACCGAACAACGTGGTCAATGTCTTTAATGATAGTGATACAGCATCACCTTTGCGCATCCAGTTTAAAGCGATTGGAAGTGTGGTTAATCCGTACATTAAAGTGGTGGACACAGGTAGGATTGTTAAGATTGATGCCACTTTAAAAGGCGGGGATGTTGTCACCGTCAATACAAAACGCGGGGATGAATATGCAATCTTAGAACGTAACGGTACGGAAATAAACTATTTTAATTATCTGTCATACGACTCAGACATACAGCTAAGTGTGGATGTAGGAGATAATTTGATTCGCTATGATGCTGCTGAATTTGTATCAAATCTAGAGGTGTCCATTTACTTCACGCCTCAGTTTGTGGGGGTGTAAAAATGCTCTATGTATGCAATGAGAAATTTGAACGTCTAGGATACATTGGCAACTTTTCGTATTTACTGTGGAGGAAAAAGTATGGTCCTGGTAGTGAGGCAGAATTACATGTAGATGTAACACCTAAAAACATTGAGCTACTAAAAAAGAGCAATATCATTTTCCGCCAAGATGATAACGAAGCTATGTTTATTTATTATCGTCAATTCGATGATAGTAATGGTGTAGATCAATTGGTTATCAAATGTTTTTCTCTAACTCGCTGGACAGACCGAAGAATCCTGTGGAAGCAATATGACTTTAATACAACACCTGAACAAATCATGAGGCAGAGTATTATTGAAAATATGATTAGTCCTACTGATCCAAATCGTAAAATCGCCCCGGTGCAACTTGCTACAGTGAAAAATATCGGTAAAGCCATTCAACAACAAATATCCTATAAGCAAGTTTTTGAGGTGTGTGAAAATTTATGTACCACTCATGACATTGGGATGCGCTGTTTATTTGATGGACGCACACTCAAATATGATTTTTACGAAGGGTCAGACAGAACAATTAATCAAAGTTTAAATCCTCGTATCATCTTGTCAAAGCATCGTAGTAATTTGCTTAAACGAACATATGAGGATGCCGACAACGATTTAAAGACAACGGCTCTTATTGGTGGAGCTGGTGAGGGTGCAGCTCGTAAAATGGCTTCCATTGGCACATCTTTTACAGGCTTGAATCGCCGGGAAATTTTTATCGATGCACGTGAGATTTCAGATACGAGGGATTCTAACGGAGAGCAAATACCAATTCCAGCAGGAGAATATTACTCGTTGCTTGTTGCGAAAGGCGAAGAAAAGAAAGCTGAATATACGGAGTTCATTGGATTTGATTGTGAGCTAGATGTAACCAAAGAGAATACGAAATACAATGAAGACTTTTTCTTAGGCGATCTCATCACAATTAAAGATGATGAGCTTGACATTCTAATGAACAGCCGTGTGATGCAAGCTGATGAAGTTTTTCAAGAGAACGGTAAATCAATCTATGTAACGGTTGGTAAATCAGTGCCTACACTTCCAGAGGCTATAAAAAGGATGGTGAAATAATGATTAAGTTTGGCATGTTTAACTCTATTAATGGAGATAGACGATATAAAGCGGATGATTTTGCGCAGTATTTTGCAACGTTTATCGGGAACGGTATTTTCGTTAAGCCTTCTGATTGTCTGCAAGTAATGGCTATCACTAATGCTATGAAAGTAATAATTAGACCAGGTAAAGCATGGGTCAATGGCTACTATTTAATTAATGATGCAGACCATACCTTAAACATCGAAACCTCGGATACTGGATTAAATAGAATTGATCGTATTGTTATACGATTAGATTTTCTTCAAAGAAAGATGAGTGTGGAGGTCAAGAAGGGCGCTTTGTCTGCTTCTCCTGTTGCGCCAACATTAAAGCGTGACGCGGATGCTTATGAGTTAGCTCTAGCAGATATTTATATCGCAAAAGGTGCATTAACAATTACACAAGCAACTATTACTGATACACGATTAAATAATAATCTATGTGGCTATATGCACAATCCGATTTATCAGGTCGATACCACATCTATATTTAATCAATATCAATCTTGGTTTAATAACTACAGTGTGACGAAAGCTAACGAGTTTTCGGCATGGCAGAATAATGTTACAACAGCTTTAGAGGCTTGGATTGATGGACAAGAGGCTCATTTTAATGCTTGGATGGCAGCAGAAAAAGGACTATTTTACGATTGGTTCGCAACAATAAAAGACATATTGGATACAAACGTAGCAGGAAACTTATATCAATTGATTGAAGAACATAAAAATGCTGCATTGCCTCACAAATTTTCAGATACAACAGACAACAAAGTATATAAATACGGATTTAAGACTAATTCAGCTAAGGATGGTCTTATTTTCGTGTATGAGGAGGTTTAAAAAATGCCTGAAATTCAATTACCCACTAGACAAACACAACTTGAGATAAAACAAAAAGTAGATGCCATTAACACTTCAATGACTACCGTAGGAAAAAAACTTAGAAGTAAAGTTTACACAGCTAACGGAACTTTTGTTGTTCCCGCAGGAGTTACCGAAGTATATATAACGGGTGGTGGTGCAGGTGGCGGTGGTGCGAGAGATGGTAGCCCTGGTTCAGCAGGTGGTGTCACATCATTTGGTTCTCTATTAAGCTTACCCGGTGGTTCTTACGGAGCTAGTGGTGGCGGTGGTCTACCCGGAGGTAGTGGGGGCGGAAAAGGAGGATATCCTGCTAATAGTGCAGGTGGCGCAGGAGGTTCAAGCGGATTCTACAAGGGCGGCGAAATTGGTGGAATAGGTCCTTATTGTTGTGGTGGCGGTGGTTTAGCAACAGGTGGCGGTGGCGGCGGAGGTCATTTTGTAATTGATTATCCAGTTGCTGTTTCTCCCAATGCCTCAATTGCTATAACGATAGGTGTAGGCGGTACAGGTGGCACAGGCGCAGGTGGCGGAGGCAACGGAATATTAACCGTAAAATGGTGGGAATAAAGGAGTGATAGTATGCGATTTGCACAGATTTTATATGATAAAGCACATTGGATTTTTGAAGCAGATGAAAAGCCTGAGTTTGCACCGAACATTGTTTTGGTTGATATTACAGACAAGCACGAAGTAAAAGAAGGTTGGGATTTCGATAAGAAAACAGGTGAATTTACAGCGCCAGCCATACCCGAACCTTCTGAGCCAATCGAGCCACAGCCTACCGTTGAAGAAATGCAGGCAAAAACGCTATTAAATACAGAAGTATTACTGGCGATGAAAAATATCGGAGTGTAGGGAGGAACAGGCATGAATATTGTTTATCGTGCTGCAGAGTTATTAATCGCTAGCCCAGGTTGTGACTTTAAAACAATGGGCACTCAATTAAGTTTACTTATGTTGGCTGGTCAAGTTAACCAAGACGAGTATACAAAGTTATGCACATTGATGGATGAACAACAAAATAAAGGAACAGACGAAACGCAGGCAGAAGCCTAGCGTTATTTTTATGCCTTTCACATCAATTGTGGAGGGCTTTTATTATGCAGAAAAGGAAGGTGTCAAATGAAAACAGACACACTATATACATCATTAATTGGAGGCACTATGGCGTGGATAGGATACCTTGTTGGAGGTGTCGACCACTTGATTAAAGCGCTAGTTATATTTATGTTTATCGACTATGTACTAGGATTTCTGGTTAGTTTAGTCTTCAAGAAAACTGAAAGTAAAAAGATGTTTAAGGGCTTAATCAAAAAGACTGCAATGGGATTGATGGTGATTGCTGCAGTGCAATTAGACTTAGCAACCGAAAGCGGTAACTTTATGCGAAATGCCATGATTCTTTTCCTTATCGGTATGGAAGGTATCAGCATGATTGAGAATCTAGGTAAGTTAGGAATCAAAGTGCCAAAGTTTTTAATGAACGCATTTACGCAACTTCAAATAGATAATGATGACAAACCAAAGGATGATGTGAAATGACAAGCGTAACTACTACATGCCGAGACTTAGGCGAGCTTTTACCAGCTGCACAAACAGCCTGTAGATTGCTATTTCAGGAGTGTTTTAAGGCGGGTATTAAGAACATCTTCATTACAGAAACATATCGCTCACAGGAACGCCAAAAGTACTTATACGCTCAGGGGCGTACTAGACCAGGGCAGATTGTTACCTGGACGTTAAATAGCAATCATAAATCACGTCTTGCGTGGGACATTGCTGTTGGCCCTCCACAATCTTTATATGATGTGACTACGTTAAATCGAGTTGGGGCTATCGCACGTAAGCTAGGCATCGAGTGGGGAGGTACTTGGACTAATGCTATTGACCGTCCGCACTTTGAGGTAAAAACAAATTGGTTAATGCCAAAAGGATATAAATTAGAAGGGAAAATAAATGTACCGACTAATAGTAAAGGACAAGTTCAATTAATTGTGGAAGACAAAAAGGAGGAAATTAAAGTGACAAATTGGAATCCAGGTTCACCAGCTATGAAAACTGAAACAGAAAACTTTATTGCTAAAGCTGTGAAGGATGGAATCATTCAGGAATCACATTTAAAGGATTTACAGAATGGTACTATGACAAGTGATAGATTATTAGGTTTATATATTACGATTCAGCAAAGACGTAGTAAATAAAAACAATTAAACGGTAACCTAATTGTATTAGATGAAAAAATTGTTGAATTTTGAAATAAAATACATGATAATTATACCTGTTGTATTATTTTTTTAACAGGATAATAAACCTATTAACATTGATTTGGAGGATTACTATGAAAAAGATTTTAATGATAATATCAGCAGCTATAGCTATATTATTCAGTTACTCACTTCTAGATATCGAAGGAAACAAAGCTAAAGCAGCTACTATTGGAGAACAATTAAAAGAACCTGAGATTGGTTGGAAAAGATATGACGATTCTCATCAAGCAATTATAAAAACAGGATACTCAACTTCGAATGAGGCCAGTCCGTATAACGGTAGTTATTCTTATACATCCGCAAATGATAAACCTGTATTATTTGATTTCACTGGAGATAAAGTTCGACTTATTGTCCGCAAATGGAACACAAGTAATTATTACGCTGAAAAAGTAGAGTTAGTCATAGATGGAGAGGTAAAGCAAGAATTTTCTATACACGGACCTACGCAAAGTCAGACTTTAATAGCTGAAGTAACTGGTTTAGAGAATAAGAGACATAAAGCAATAATCCGTGTAGCAGAAGGTTATACAAAGGGTATAAACTTAGATGCAATAGACATTGATGAAAACAGTGAATTACTTTCACCACTAGAAGAACCAGAAGAACCAAAGGAACCAGAGGTACCTGTAAAAACTAAAACTCAATTATACTCAGGTAATAAAGCTTTATATAAGTTACAAGAGAATGGAGATCTTTATGCTTGGGGAAGTAATGATTATGGACAACTAGGTTTAGGTGATACGAACAAAAGAACTATCTCTACTAAAGGAAAAATTTCAATTCCAGAACCAGTAATAGATCTTATTATTGGTGATCGATATGTAGTTGCGTTAGGAGAAAGTGGTAATGTTTATGGGTGGGGAGATAATACTTCTTATTTGTTTGATGATAATGGAGGTCTAATACTTTCACCGATTAAATTTGATGAGAATATTAAAGAGATTTTTAAAGCAGAATAGGATTAGAAATTATTATTATCTAACTGGGAAGACTAGGGCTCATTTTTATGTGAGTACCTGGTCTTTTTTTATTTCCACAAATTTCACTTGATAAAATACAAACATTTGTTCTAAAATAATACAAACGAATGTTCTGTATTGAGGAGTGTGGTATGATGAAAGAACAACTGATTAAAGCAATGCAGCGTAACCAATTTTTAAATATGATGTACATGGCCAAAGACGGCACAGTGTCAAAAAGGCGTATCAAAATCATTAAGATTGTTGGTGATTCGTTTCAAGCGTTCTGTTTTACAAGAAATGCAAAGCGTACATTTACTATCAATAATGTTTTAGCGGTTGCTCCAGTCCTTCATAAAGAGCGTGAAGTAGTATGATTACTGGCGAACAACGCAAGCTTTTACATGAATTTGTGATATTGGATTTAGCTATTCAATCATTGCAACGTGACTATGAAGTCATAGAAAACTTGAAAATGAGCAAGGTTTATTTACCGATTCTAGACGGTTATTTAAAAGCTATTCGAAACGATTATTTCAACCTTAAAAGAGTGCTTGCTAGTCAAAAAATAACTATCGTTAAATGGGAAAAGGTTAGTGAGTATTTTAGTGACCTGACTGTCACAAGTACCGGAAATGATGATGTGTTTCGTTATGCTAATCAAGCCTTAAAAACACAAGTGGAAGAACTGTTGATAAGCAAGCAAAATAAATAACCAGGCGCTCAATTGAAAGTGAGTACCTGGTCCTTTTTTGTTTATTCATCATATGGTCTGAATTTTTTCCGAAGTGATTCAAGTTCATCTTTTTTCTCTAATAACATGCTTTTTAAAAACATTTTCGGTTGTTCTTTTGCAGTTATTAACTTTCCGTCTTTTACTAACTGTCCGAGCCGAGCTTTTGATATTTCTAATACCTCAGCTGCTTCGGCTGCAGACAATAATTCATCGTTTAAAAAGGTTAGCAGTTCTTCGGTTGTTGTGAATTTATATTCCATGTAATCACCTTTCCTTTGGGAACATAAAAAGTATTAGTCTTGTGACGTGAATTAAAACTGTAATTCCGTATAGCGCTAATAATACATAATCAAATGTTGCAGGATTTTGAAAATCAACATATGTGAGTATTATAGCTGTACTAGCGATTAATAAAGCAATGTTTGTATAACCAAATCGTTTAAGCATTTTTTTCATACATATAAGTGGATGTGATATAATTTTATTGAGAAGGAGGCGTTAACCTCCTTCCGGTGTTACTTGCGACGTTTCTTCTTGGTAGGGGAGCGTCGCTTTTTCTTTTTGCCTTGCATCATGTCGTGAATATCTTTTAAGCCTGATGTGAAAGCTTTAAAGGCGGTTGCGACTAGTGCTACTGTTGCAAGGATTTTTTCTAAATCATCCACTCTTGTTCACCTCCTTTCTATAAATTAATTATACTATAGCTATTTAATAAAGTAAATAGGTTATGATGATTTATTTTCCTATTGTGCTAAAAATTTTCATGAAAAAAGCCACTCAGTGAGTGACTTATTCTTTTAATGCTGCATGTTCGAAATAATTATCTACAACATTAGGAACATTATCTGTTAAAAAATTATCCCATTTAATTTTATTTAAAGTAGCTTTATTTATATTAAACGACATTACTAATACATCTTTTTCATTACCATAAGTGTCTATAAGTGGGTAATACCAATGAATAATAATTTTTTCAAATTCATTCTTTTTATTTAGTAATTCTAGTATTTTCTTAGAATCCATCCACATACCCTTTTTAGTCATATTTACAGTAAAGTTCTCGTTAGCATTCAATTCAACAATAAACGCTTTTCCATTACCTTCTTCAGTTACAGCATAACTCTTAACAGTATCTTTTTTTTGATTATTTTTTTTGCCAAGTTTATCTGTTATTACTTTTTTTGCTTCGTTTGCAAGTGTAACATTACTGTTTTCTTTGGTAGTTGTTTGTATTTTTTCAGGTTTTGTTTCTGTCTTTTGTTTGTTAGCCTCAGCTTTTTCTTTAGCCTCTTTTTCAGCTTTAGCTTTAGCAGCTTGTTCTTCTTTTAATTTGGCTTCTTTAGCTTTACGTTCTTCCTCTATCTTAGCTTCTTTCTCTTCTTTTTTGGCTATCATCTCTTCTTCTTTAGCCTTTTTTTCTTCCAAAGCTTTCTTCTCTTCTTCTTTTTTAGCTTGTTCAGCTTCTTTTTCTTTATTTAATTCTTCTTGAGTCTTACTTGCTACTTCTACTTTTTCTTTGCTACCTTCTGGGGCTGGCATTAATAGGGATACAAAAAATAATAAAACCGATACACCAATCACAATACCGCCTTTTAATTTTTTCTTTTTAATAAACCCAAGTATTAGCAACACTACACCAGCCATCATACCTAAAAGACTTATCCCAAATAAAAATAATGTCATCAATCTATTCCTCCCTCTATATTTCCATTTTAGGAAACTAAGAGATGAAAGTACACATAAAAAAACAGACAACCGTAATTAGTTATCTGCTTCATCATTTGTTTTTGACTGTTTTGCTTTATTAATTACTTCCTCAAAGGCTGCTTTAATCTCCTCGATTGTATAGCCTTTTTCAAGCAATTCGTTTGTTGTTTGTTCTAACTG